GGATACACCAGGCATGGCTGATGGTGGACGGATTGGGTTTAAAGATGGACCCAGAAAAATTTATAAAGTTTCAAGGTCTATTACTGAAGTCGATAGAAAATTAAATCCCGATATACCGAAAGATGCAAAATTTAAAATGCAAGTCCCTGCAGGAAAATTTAGAGGTTCAGATTCATCTACCATGATGATTTACGATACAAGTAAAAAAAATTTAGAAAAACGTCTTAAAGATATAGAAAGCAATGTGTATGTAAAACCAAGCAAACCAAAAGAGCCAATCCCTGATGATAAATTTTTAGTTAAAAAAAGTTCAAAAAGAATAAAAGAAAATATTAATGTGGTTGAATATGAAGAAGTTTTAGGAAAAAAAAATCAACCTAATACTTTTAAATCAACTGGTAAGACAGTAAAAAAATATAAACCTTTTGTAGGACCAGACAAAGTAACTATACCTGGATTGGGTGCGAATACGTTAAAAGAAGCACAAAACTTTGTTAAAGATTATTTTAAAGCAAATCCTAAAAAAATAAGAGTTAGAGATCCTGAAAAAGATTATATATCAAAAGATATAAGAAGACAGTTTGAAAAAGATCTACAAGGTAGAACAATTAAGTTTGGTGCAAAAAAAGGATATGTAGCTCATCACATGCTGCCTTTAGCTGGAAAAGCAGATGTAACAGATAGTGACATAGCAATCATCACTAGTAAAATGAATGCAGAATTATCAGAATTTGAGAAACCAATGAATAAATTAGTAAATGAAGCCTATTCATTAGACTTTTCTAAAGAAGGCTCATTAAAAAGAATGAAAGAAATAAATCAAGAATTAGCAGATATTGTTAAAAAAGCCGAGACTAAATTACCAGAAAAATATAAAGGATTGATTGGTTTTAATAAACTCACTCCAGTTCTTGGCGAGTTTGATGCTAAGGGTAATCAAGTGTTTAGTATAGAACGTATTGGTGCAGATTATAAAAAATCTATTGGAGGAAAAAAAATAGGAACCCCTCTTAAAGATATTAAAACTAAAGATATTTTAAAAATGGTTTCTGACGCTCCAACTTTTAAAGCACAAATACCAGTGCTGACAGAGTTATTTAACGTGGCCAAATCAATTCCGGGTGATGTTGCTAAAAAAAGTTATTTTAAAGCAGCTGGTAAAGCTCTTGGTTTAGCTTTTACACCTGTGATGATATATGATACCTACAAAGCGTTTGAACAAGGTAAACCTGTATTAGAAGCACTAGAACAAGGTTTGATTGGAACAGATGTAATCGGTGGCACGAAAGATATTTTATCCCTTAAACCTGACGAAAGACTTGCAAGGAGTGTTGTTAAACAGGATGCACTAAAGGATTTAAATGTTGATATGCCTATGGGTTTTGGTTTTATAGAAGGCCCTACACCAGATACAGATATGACTTTGCAAGAAGCAAAAAAGAAGATGAAGACAGGGATTGAAAGAGTTCAACAAGAGAGAGCTCAAAAAGAATCTAATGTGGCTGCAAATAGAGCTAATTTTTTTGGTAATTTGAAAGACAAGATTGTTGGTATTGGACCAGGTTATGAATTACAATTAGCAGGTGGTGGTATTGCAGGTTTATCTGGTGGTATAGATAAGGGTCCACAAAGAACATCAATGAATCCTGATTCACAAGGGTTGCGATCTTTAGAAAACCGTGTTAGAAACTTATAGGAGTATTAAATGGCAGAAATAGACAAAGGACTCCCGAACACTAGAAAACAAGAAGAGATCCCTTCACAAGAAGAGATTAAAGATGTTGCTGTTCAGGAACCAGTAGAAGAAAAAGGACCGATCGAGGTCATCCCAGAAGAAGACGGTGGCGTAACTTTAGACTACGAACCAGGTGCAATCAACGTACCCGGAACAGAATCACACTTTGATAACTTAGCAGAACTTTTACCAGATGATGTATTGGAACCAATAGGTGGTGACATGGTCCAAAATTTTATGGACTACAAAGCATCAAGAAAAGATTGGGAACAATCTTACACACAAGGTCTAGATCTACTTGGTTTTAAATATGAAAATAGAACAGAACCATTTCAAGGAGCTTCAGGTGCAACACACCCGGTGTTGGCAGAGGCAGTTACACAGTTTCAAGCTCAGGCATACAAAGAATTATTACCAGCAGATGGACCTGTAAGAACACAGGTCATTGGTGTTAAGAATCCACAGACAGAACAACAAGCTGTTCGTGTCAAAGATTTTATGAATTATCTGATTATGGATCAGATGAAAGAATACGAGGCAGAGTTTGATGCTATGTTATTTCATTTACCATTATCAGGATCAACATTTAAAAAAGTTTACTACGATGTGCCTATGGGTAGAGTCGTATCAAAATTTGTACCTGCAGATGAATTAGTTGTTCCGTATACAGCTACCTCATTAGATGATGCGGAATCGATAATTCATGTTGTTAAAATGTCAGAGAATGAATTACGTAAACAACAGGTGAATGGTTTTTACAGAGATGTTGAACTAACACCTCCAGGTAATGTCGAAAAAAATGACGTTGAGAAAAAAGAAAAAGAATTAGACGGAACTAAAAAAGTTGGTAAACAAGATACAATGTATACTCTGTTAGAGTGTCATGTAAATCTAGACTTAGAAGGTTTCGAAGAAGTTGGTCCTGAAGGGGAGCCAACTGGAATAAAATTACCTTACATCGTAACAGTCGAGGAAGGTAGCCGATTAGTTCTCTCCATACGGAGAAACTATGCGCCCAATGATCTAAAGAAAAATAAGATCCAATATTTTGTCCACTTTAAATTTCTGCCAGGACTAGGATTTTATGGCTTTGGACTCATTCATATGATTGGCGGATTGAGTCGTACGGCAACGGCGGCTCTCCGTCAATTACTAGACGCAGGGACATTATCAAACTTACCTGCAGGATTTAAACAAAGAGGCGTTAGAGTTAGAGATGAAGCAGCTCCAATACAACCAGGTGAATTTAAAGATGTAGATGCACCCGGTGGTAATCTAAGAGATGCATTCTTTCCATTGCCATACAAAGAACCATCTCAGACATTATTAAATTTATTAGGTATTGTTGTACAAGCAGGTCAGAGATTCGCGGCTATCGCTGATATGCAAGTGGGCGATGGTAACCAAGCAGCAGCTGTTGGAACAACAGTTGCACTATTAGAACGTGGCTCTCGTGTAATGTCTGCAATACACAAAAGATGTTATGCAGCGATGAAGGAAGAGTTTAAATTATTATCTAAAGTTGTCTCACAATATCTACCACCAGAGTATCCTTACGATGTCGTAGGTGGACAAAGAAATATTAAACAAGCTGACTTTGATGATAGGATAGATGTAGTACCAGTAGCAGACCCTAATATATTTTCTATGTCACAAAGAATTACACTTGCACAAACACAGTTACAGATAGCAACATCTAATCCACAGCTACATAACATGTATCAAATCTATAGAAATATGTATGAAGCAATTGGTGTAAAAAATGTTGATGCAGTTTTACCTGCACCAGCACCAAATGCACCCATGGATCCAAGTATGGAACACATCAATGCATTAGCTGGTAAACCGTTTCAAGCTTTTCCTGGTCAAGATCACAGAGCACACATCACAGCTCACTTAAATTTTATGTCAACTAACATTGTTAGAAATAATCCTGCGGTTATGGCAGCGATACAAAAAAATATTTTAGAACATATTAGTCTGATGGCACAAGAACAGGTACAATTAGAGTTTAGAGAACAATTACAACAGATGATGATGATGCAACAACAAGCTGCAACTAATCCACAAGTACAGGCACAGCTTCAGGCGTTAACAAATCAGATAGAATCAAGAAAATCTGTGTTGATTGCAGAGATGACAGAGGAATTTATGAAGGAAGAGAAGAAAATTACATCACAATTTGACTCTGATCCACTGTTAAAACTAAAATCTAGAGAAGTTGACCTACGTGCAATGGAAAATGAACGTAAAAAAGACAATGATGAGGCACAAATTGAACTTGCAAGAGCAAGATTAATGCAACAAGGCGAGATTGCAGAAGATAAAATGGATCAAAACGAAGATTTAGCTAAATTAAGAGCTGGAGTTAGCCTTGCAAAGACCGGAGTGCAACAAGCAGCGATAGTAACGGACGATAATTAATGCCATTAAACAAAAAAGGTAAAAAAATTATGAAATCTATGAAGAAACAGTATGGTAAAAAGAAGGGCGAAAAGATATTCTATGCATCTAAGAACAAAGGTGTTATAAAAGGAGTCAAAAAAGGAGCATAAATGCAAAAACTAGATAAAATACAAGAAGTTAAAGTTGCAGATCAACAAGTTGAGATAGATCCTAGATCTAAAACAACTGCTGACAAAGCTTTTAACTATATTGCTACAGGAAAACCTGAGATGCCAGTTGGTGGTCAGAAAAGAATGTTAGCAGAGAAGAAAAGAAACTCTAAAGCGTACTAATCATGTGGTTATCGGCAATTAAATTAGCCGTTTCTGCTGGAAGTAAGATATACGCTAACAAGCAGAGAACGAAGATGGCAATGTCTGATGCACAATTAATGCATGCTGAACGTATGGCCCGAGGTGACGAAGCTTACCAGGGAAAACTGCTAGAATCACGTCAGTCAGACTGGAAGGACGAGGCAGTTTTAATAATTCTCAGTTTGCCCGTGTTGGTGCTTGCCTGGGCAGTCGTATCGGACGATCCAACAGCGATGGACAAGGTAAAATTGTTTTTCGAAATGTTCTCGCAGCTTCCGTCATGGTTTACAAATCTTTGGATCCTTGTCGTAGCGAGTATTTATGGTATAAAGGGCACACAGATTTTTAGAAACGGAGGCAAAAAATAATGACTGTAGGTTATAAAAAATTTACAATGGAATATGTTGTTCCTACAATTGCAAAAAATTTAACAAAGCTTCGTAAAATTAAAGAAGAAGGTTTTAAATCTATTGATGATCAAACCAAAGGAACCTCTGTGCCTAATCAAAAAAAATCTGAAATAAAAAAATCTTTTAGTGGAAAAGTTTCTAATATTATTAACCCTGTAAAAGATAACCCTGTAAAAAAAGCTAAAGGTGGCAGAGTTGGTTTAAAACTTGGAACTAAGAAAAAATCAAACATTCAAAAAATTCAAAAAACTTTTGGTACTAATAATAAATTAGGAATGCAAAGTGTTATCTATGGATTAGATAAAAATCCTAATATAACAAAAGCAGACCCAAAAGCAAAATTCATAGCAGCAGCTAACAAGAAGAAAAAGAAAAAGGTAATCTAATGGCGGGTCCAGGTTTATATGCTAACATACATGCTAAAAGAAAACGTGGAGGCAAGATGCGAAAGAAAGGTGCAAAGGGTGCACCAAAGCCATCAGATTTTAAAAGAGCTAAAAAAACAGCGAGGAAAAAATAATGACTAAACTATGTCCTAGAGGTAAAGCCGCAGCGAAAAGAAAATTCAAGGTATATCCGTCAGCATACGCGAACGCATACGCTAGCAAGATATGTGCCGGTAAGATCAAAGATCCCTCTGGAGTTAAGAGAAAAGATTTTAAAGGTCGTAAAGGAGCTTTTAATGGTGGACCAATAAATGAAATGGTTGCAGAGGAAAGAAAAACAATTTTAGGTAAACCTAAAAAAGATAAAGTAGATAAAAAACCAAGAAAAAATAGAGCAGGTGGTGGATTAATGGAAGCAACTGCAAGATTAAAAAAACAAGGTCTAAAAGGTGGTGGAGTTTCACAACGAGGACTTGGTAGAGCTTTTATGAAAGGAGGACGAGTCTAATGGCTGATGCAGATAATTTACTAGAACAATTAAAGAAAGCTAAAGAAGAAGGTAAAGTAGGAGAAGGTAAAAAAAAATCTAAATTTATAAGAAAGAAAACTGAAGGCGAAAAAATAAATGAACTTTTAAAAAAAGCTGCTTACGGTGATAATAAGATGGCTAAAGGTGGAAGAGCTGGATTTAAAGCTGGATCAAAAGGTTGTAAGTTGGCTAAAAGAGGCAGAGGAAGAGCTTACGGAAAGAATTCGTAATGGCCAAGAACGGTTTAGATAAATGGTTTGCCCAGAAGTGGGTAGATATTGGAAGTAAAAAGAAAGATGGTTCTTTCTCAAAGTGTGGAAGATCAAAACAAAAGAAAGATGCAAAACGTAAGTATCCAAAATGTGTCCCACTTGCAAAAGCAAGATCTATGTCAGAAGGACAGAGACGTTCGGCTGTAAAAAGAAAAAGAGCTGTAGCACAAGGTGTGGGTGGTAAACCAACTAATGTTAAAACTTTTGCTAAAAGAAAACAGGCAATGTATGGCGGTTTTATGGGCAAGAGAATGGGAATGAGATAATGAGACGGCAAGATAAAATGCCTGCTCGAAATAAAAAGAATTTCCGTCCAACGGAAAAAGGTGCAGGAATGACAAGGGCTGGAGTTGCTGCATATCGAAGAAAAAACCCCGGCTCAAAACTAAAAACAGCGGTCACTGGCAAAGTCAAACCAGGATCTAAAGCTGCTAAAAGACGTAAATCATTCTGCGCTCGTAGTGCAGGACAAATGAAGAAGTTTCCGAAAGCCGCTAAAGATCCTAATTCTAGACTAAGACAGGCTCGCAGAAGATGGAAATGTTAACATGAGAAAAGCAAAAATGGGTGGCGGTATGATGATGAAAAGACCTGGAATGAAAAAAGGTTCTATACCACCACAATTAAAAAAATTCGTCATGGCTAAAAAGAAAAAAGCTAAGATGAAAAAGAAAAAGGCGTAATGGCAGACCCGAAAAAAGGCACAGGTAAAAAGCCAAAAGGGTCTGGACGTAGACTTTATACGGACGAAAATCCTAGAGATACCGTCCGTATAAAATTTGCAACCCCAGCAGATGCAAGAGCAACTGTTGCAAAAGTAAAACGTGTAAACAAACCCTTTGCACGTAAAATACAAATATTAACAGTGATGGAACAACGGGCTAAAGTTATGGGTAAAAGCCAGGTTGCTTCTATTGCAAAGAAAGGAAAAGATGCAATTAGAAAACGTAATAAATCGACTGCTTAAATTTTTAAGAAATAGATTAGATAATTTATCTATGTCAGTAACATCAGGTGGTGTTGACAATATGGAAAATTATAAGTATATAATAGGACAAATAAATGCCTACGAGGCAACACTACAGGAAATCTCTAACCTGCTAGAAGACAAGGAGCAAAATGGAAAAGGAACAGTCATCGATCTTAACACCAAACAATGATCTTATTGGTGTAAAAAAATCTAAAACAGAAGAACCAAAATTACCAAGACCAACAGGTTGGAGACTTTTAGTTTTACCTTTTAAGATGAAGGAAAAAACTAAAGGTGGATTAATGCTAGCTGAGACTACTTTAGAGAAACAACAGGTAGCCTCACAGGTTGGTCTAGTTATGGCCATGGGTCCAGATTGTTATAAGGATAAGGAGAGATATGCTGATGGTCCATGGTGCAAAGTAAATGATTGGATTATGTTTGCAAGATATGCAGGTAGTCGAATCAAAATAGATGGTGGGGAAATGCGTCTGCTAAACGACGATGAAGTGTTAGCAACAATTGATAGTCCAGAGGACATCTTGCATGAGTTCTAAACATAGGAAGGAGTAAACTATGCCAGACGAAGAAAAAAAGAAAATGGTTGATATAGATACATCGGGTCCCGATGCTAATATAGAAATCGAAGAAACAAAAGACGAGTCAGAAGTAAATACTGAAGCGCCGAAACAAGAAACAGAAACAGATAAAACATTTGAAAACGAACGAGAAACAAAGTTAGAAGATAAAAAATCAGATAGTGAACTAGAGGACTACAGTAAAGGTGTACAGGCTCGTATTGCGAAATTAACTCGTAAGATGAGAGAAGCAGAAAGAAGAGAGCAAGCTGCTTTAGAATATGCCAAAGGTGTAGAAGAATCTAAAAAACAATTAGAATCTAAATTTAAGAAAACAGATTCTGATTATATTAAAAAATTTGAGACAACTATATCATCAGGTTTAGAGGCTGCACAAAAAGAATTAGCAGCGGCTATTGAATCAGGTGATGCTGGTGCTCAAGTTGCAGCTAATAAAAGAATTGCACAACTCGCATTTGAGAACGCAAAACTTGAGGCAGCTAAAGAAGGTAGAGAAAACACAGTACAGGAAGAGAAGCCTGTAAAACTTTCTCAAGGTGGAGATGTAAACATTCCTCAAAAAGATGATCCAATAAATATGGATCCAAGAGCAGAAGCATGGGCATCTAAAAACCCATGGTTTGGCACAGATAGAGCAATGACTTACACTGCATTTGAGATACATAAGGATCTTACTGAAAAAGAAGGGTATGATCCTAGTTCTGACGAGTATTATGCTGAAGTTGATAAAAGAATTAAAGTTGACTTTCCGCATAAATTTGGTAATACTGAAAATAAGCAAACGGCCGCCCCTGTTCAGACAGTGGCTTCTGCTAATAGAAGCGTAAAGCCAGGTCGCAAAACTGTGAGACTCACATCTTCACAGGTCGCAATAGCGAAAAAATTAGGTGTGCCACTCGAAGAATACGCAAAACAATTAAAAAACACGGAAGGAGCGTAACATGGAAAAAGATAAAAACACTTCTCGTGCGAGCCAAACACGGTCAAAGTCTGAAAGACCTAAAGTGTGGGTTCCACCATCTTCTCTAGATGCACCCCCTGCACCTAATGGATTTAGGTATAGATGGATTAGAGCTGAAGTCGTAGGATTTCAAGATACGAAAAACATAACTGGACGTTTAAGAGAAGGTTATGAATTAGTTCGTGCCGAAGAAGTCGAAAACGCAAGTGATTATCCAGTTCTCGAAGACGGGAAATACAAGGGAGTGATTGGGGTCGGTGGCCTTCTTCTTGCGAAGGTACCAATCGAGATCGCGAAGCAAAGACAAGATTACATGACTAATCGTCATAGTGATCAAAGCGAAGCAGTAGATAACGATCTTATGAAGGAGCAGGATCAGAGGATGCCAATCAATATTGAAAGGCAATCTCGTGTAACCTTCGGTGGTACAAAGAAATCTTAAAAAATTTCTCGGGATAACAACCAATTCCCTACTATCGAATTAACTTAACAACGATTGGAATAGGAGAAAACAATGGCTAATAGAAACACACAAGGTTTCGGTTTAATTCCTGCAGGCAGAATGGGTGGAACTCCAGCTATTCAGGGTCAAGGGAAATACTTTATCGATGCCGGTCATAGTACAACTATTTACAATGGTGAATGTGTTAAAATCTCTAGCGGTTATGTAGTAGGCGGAAACGGTTCTGCTGCAAACATTTTAGGTGTTTTGAACGGAATATTCTTTAATGCGGCTGATACTTTGAAGCCGACATTTTCGAACTTCTACAAAGCAACTATTACACCAGCTAACAGTGAAGACACAACAGCCTTTGTAATGGACGATCCATTCCAGCAATACGTAGTAAGTTCAGATGCAGCAAGAACTCAAGCACAGTTCCTAGCAACATACGACATGAACTCATCAGCTGGTAGCGATATCACTGGTAAGTCTTCATCGACTTTGGATACTAGTGAAACTAGTGCAGACGGTAAGCAGTTCAGACTGATTAGATCAGCAGAGGATCCTGAGAACGAGGATATCACTGCAGCGTTCTTTTCAGGAATTGTTGTTTCAAACCTTAATTCGTATAACCAAGTATAATAGGAGTATATAGACTATGGCAATATCACGATCACAACTAGTCAAAGAACTAGAGCCGGGCCTAAATGCACTATTTGGGCTGGAATACAAAAGGTATGAAAATCAGCATGCTGAGATTTATACTAATGAAAACAGTGACAGAGCTTTTGAAGAAGAAGTAATGTTATCTGGTTTCGCAAACGCACAAGTGAAAGGTGAAGGTGCAGGCGTATCTTTTGACGAAGCACAAGAAACTTTCACAGCTCGTTACACTCACGAGACTGTAGCTTTAGCATTTGCAATCACAGAGGAGGCTATCGAAGATAATCTTTACGATAGACTTGCTGCGAGATACACAAAAGCTTTAGCTAGATCAATGTCAAACGCTAAACAAGTAAAATCGGTAGAACCTTTAATAAATGGCTTCTCAGGAGGAACATTTAAATCAGGTGATGGCGTAGTACTATTTAGTGATTCACACCCAACTGTAGCAGGTACTT